AGGCTTTCTGGATTCGGCGGCGTTCCGCAATGTTGTATGGGCGTATGCTGTCGTACATTCGGGTTTTCTTTCTCTAATCGTTGTTTCAGTTTGTGGAGTCCTCCTCCGATGCCGCATGTGTGGCAGTACCATACGCCCTTGTCGAGGTTGATGCTCATGGAGGGCTGGTGGTCGTCGTGGAATGGGCAGAGGATGTGTTGCTCGTTCCTGGATGGGTTGTAACGGATGCGGTAGGTGTCGAGGAGGCGGCGGGTGTCAGAGGTGTGGGAGGAGCTCGTTGAGGGTTGATACCACATAGGCTTCGCTCCATGGCTTGTTGCGCTGTTTCATCACTACGAGTCCGATGGTGGAATTGTTTTGTTTGTTTCGGTGTGTTTCGTAGTTGCGTGCCTCCCGGCTGGCTTGTTTCACGAATTGGGCTAGGTGTGCCTGTCCTGCTTTCGCCTCGATAATGTAGGTTTTGTGGCCGGTTGTGAGGATGAGGTCGCCTTCATCCTCTTTACCGTTGAGGTGGAGGCGCTCTATATCATGGCCGGTGTCGCGTAGCTGGTGGAGGAGTCGTGTTTCCCATTCTGCGCCGGCTCGGCGGTTGCGTGCCTGTTGTGTCGACATGATAGTCCTTTGTGTGTTGTGGTCATGTTCCATGGCTGTTTTTCGGCGAGGGGCCCGAAGAATGTGTATTCGGGGTAGGCTCGTAGTCTTTCGTATCGGGTTCCGTCTGGGCTGGATTTGCCTGTGCGCTGTTTCAACACTGCGATGCGTGCCTCGGCTGGTATCGATAGGCCGTTGCCGTTATCTTCGCCACCATACAGGGAGACTCCCAATATGAGTTGTGGTTTTTCGGAGAGGCCGTTTTTGATTTCCCGCCTAGCCGGGGGGTGTTCTATGTCGGAGCCGGTTTTGTCGGTTGCGTGGTGTGTGACAATAATGGTGGAGCCAGTATCTCTACCTAATGCTGTGATCCATTGCATGGCTTCTTGCTGGGCCTGGTAGTCACTCTCGCAGTCTTGTATGTCCATCAGGTTGTCGATAACGATGATGGGTGGGAAGGTGTTCCACATTTCCATGTAGGCTTGCAACTCCATGGTGATGTCGGTCCAGGTGATGGGTGACTGGAATGAGAATGTGATGTGTTGGCCGTGGTGGATGCTGTCTCGATAGTATTCTGGCCCGTAGTCGTCGATGTTGTGTTGTATCTGGGCGGTGGTGTGTTGGGTGTTGAGGGAGATGATTCGTGTGGAGGCCTCCCAGGGTGTCATGTCCCCTGATATGTAGAGGGCGGGCTGGTTGAGCATGGCGGTGATGAACATGGCTAGCCCTGATTTTTGGCTGCCGGACCGCCCCGCGATCATGACGAGATCCCCTTTGTGAATGTGCATGTCCAGGTTGCGGTAGAGGGGTTCTAGTTGTGGTATGCGGGGCAGTTCGGCGGCTGTTTGGGAGGCTCTCTCGAAGGATCTTTGTAGAGAGAGCATCGGAGCCTTAATCTATCTGTCTATCGGTTGGATGTTGTGTTGGTGGTCAGATGGAGTCGATGTCGATGTCAGCATCAGCAGGGGCTGTGGTGTCGTCTAGCTGGCCGTTATCGCGTTTGTCTACGTATTCGGCAACCTTATCGTAGATGGCGTCATCGAGGGGTTTGAGCACGACCGCGTTGAAGCCGTTTTTGGTGCGCACGGTGGCTAGTTTGAAGGCCTGCTCCTCGCCAAGGTAGGCTTCGAGGTCGCGGATCATGGAGTGTGGGCGGTCGTTGCTGCCGCGCGCTTTTTCGATAATAGCGTTGGGGATGGTTTCTGGGGTGCCGTTGTTGAGATCGTCTAGGGTGTGGAAGATGGTGACATCAGCGTAGATGCGATCGGCGGTCTGTCCACCGTAGCCTTCGGTGTTGTGTTCTACGTCGTGGACTTTGAAGGCGATGGCGGTGGCGTCCTGGTTTCGGGAGGGGTTGAAGAAGGTGCTGTTATTGTTGTTTCGGTAGTTGGCGAGTCCCATTGTTGTATCCTTTACTGTTTTGTTGGTTTGTGTCGGTTTTTATCGGGTGAGGCTGTTTCGTTTAGTGCGGAACGCCTCTGACACGTCACTGTTACTAGTGATGGTCTTCTTGTACTGTTTGAGGAGGTCGGCTAGCTGTGCCTTGCTTGTTGCATTGTTGATTTTGTCGATGATGGTGTTGTTTCCTTCTGAGGCGATGTTGTCTACGTAGTCTTTGGCTGCCTGGTTGTATCGGTCTTGGAGGATGATGGATGCTGTGGCGATCAGTGTTGCCAGGTCCCAGTTCCTTGCCGCGGAGCTGTTTTTGAGTCCGCCTAGCAGGTCGATGATAGTCTTCTTTACCTGGTCGGCGGTGTCTCCGCGGATGACGGTCCATGGGGCGGCGTAGTCGCCTCCGTATTTGAGTGTGACGGTGAATCGGTCGTCGTCTGTGTTGTCGGTCACTGGTGCTCCTTGCCTTCTTTTGTTGGGGCTGCGATGGTGGTTTCTATAGGGTACCTGTAGGCGTCTTTCCCGTTGACAGCCCAGCAGGCGTCCTTGACGGGGCAGCCTTTACAGAGTGCTGTGACATGGGGTACGAAGATGCCTTGACTGATTCCTTTCATTGCTTGACTATACATGGATGATACATGCCGGTAGGTGTTGTTGTCAAGATCGTAGAGTTCGGTGGATGTGCCCTGTGTCGGGGACTTGTCGTCATTGCGGCTGGTGGCTGGCGTCCAAAACATGCCTTTCGTGACATGGATGCCGTGTTGGTTGAGCATGTACCGGTATGTGTGCAGCTGCATACTGTCTGCTGGTAGGCGTCCGGTTTTGAGGTCGAGAATGAAGGTTTCGCCAGTGTCGGTGTCGGTGAAGATACGGTCAATATATCCGACAATAGTGGTGCCGTCGGGGAGGGTGGTTTCTACCGGGTATTCGATGCCTGGCTGGCCGTCAATAACAGCGGTGGCGTATTGTGGGTGGTTGCGCCTCCAGTTTTTCCACCGGTCCACAAAGGTGGGGCCGTACATCATCCACCAATTGTAGTCTTTTTTGTGTGGCCCGCCCGACTCGCACAGGTTTTTGCACACCCTGCCGGAGGGTTTGATTTCTGTGCCTTCGGATTCGGCGAGGGCGACTTGGGTGTCGAAAATGTTTTTGAAGGATGAGAGTTTGTCTGGCAGTGCAGGGTATTCGGCGGGATTGTACAGGTGTAGGTCGTATTGTTCGGTGATGTGGTGTATGGCGCTTCCGGCGATGGTGGCGTACCAGGTGTGGTGTTGGGCATGGTACCCGTGGGATAGGCGCCATTTTTCTCCGCATTCGGCCCACTGTGACAGTGATGAGTAGGAGATGTGGCCTGGATGGTGGATGGTTTTCGGGTATTGTGCTAGGGGCATTACTTGTCGCCTTTGTGGGTGTTCCAGGGGTTGCGGGTGTCTACCCCGGCATCGTGTTGCTGGTATGCGAGGAGTGCGAGGCAGTGCCAGGCTGCATGGGCCAGGTGGGGTAGCCCGGATTCATCATCGAGGTTGCGTCCTTGCTGCCATGATAGTAGGTGCCTGTAGAGGGCGTCGACACTGTGGCTCCACGGATAGCCGCCGGTCCAGTTGTTGTCGCCGTATTTGGTGGCACCATATCCGGCCACGGAGCCTAGATCGTGCAAGGCTGCGGGGTCGATGAGGGATAGCCTGCAAAGTTTGAGTTCTTTTTTGGCGCCAGTATCAGGGTCGGTGTACATGCGGGTGGGCTCATCCATGAGATATGTGCTCCTTGAGTGTGGGTTACTGGTTGGGGTTGTGGGCGAGTGCTACGGCGAGAATAATGATGGCGAGGGTTTCAGCGATAAGTATGGGTGTTGTGATCATTTGCTGTCTCGGGGATTGTTGGTGAGTGTTGATGCGCCTAGGAGGGTGGCGAGGGCGCATGCGGCAATAATGGCGAGGGCTGCCTTGTGTGGGGTGCCGGTGGCGTACATCCATGTGATGATGGCGCCCTGTATCCATGCCAGTGTGGTGAAGAACGTTTCGTAACTGTGCAGCTCAATGTTGTTGGGTGTGTTCATGCTTGCTCCTGAAGAATGGTGTTGATGGTTTTATAAATGTTGTACAGGTTGGTTTCGATAGATAACAGTTGGTGGATTTCGTGGTCGAGATCAATGTCTGGGTTGAGGGTGTTGATGCGGGAGGCAATATCGGTGGCTGTGCGTAGTGTGCCGCCGGTGTGGTGAATAATGTGTGCCGTGTCGGCGAGTCCTGTAGTGACAGCGTAGTGGGAGAGGAGAGGCATAGCTGGGGGGTGCTCCTTGGCGGGTTACTGTTGCGGGTTGATGTTGAGGTCGGTGACGTGCGGGTGGTCTTCTGTTCCGGTGACGAGGCAGTGGACGGTGACGGGTAGTTTGGATGCTCCCGGCTGGCGGACGGTGGCGCCGTAGACGATGGAGAAGGTGTCTTTACCAATAATTTTGTGGAGTTGGAGGTCGATGTCGG